GGACTTTTCTGCATTTCATGTAATAGAAATAGAGAGTATGGAACAAGTGGCAGAATACAAGGGAAAGATACCTACCAAAGATTTTGGTAATTTATGTATGAATACTGCCGTGGAATATAACAACGCATTACTTGTTATTGAGAATTCAAGTATTGGTTGGGCTACCATACAACAAGTTATTGATAGAGAGTATGATAATTTATTTTATACAAGTAAAGATTTACAGTTTGTAGATGTCGCAAGACAAATAACAAACAGATACAGACATAAAGATAGACAAATGGTACCTGGATTTAGTATGACTTCCAAGACAAGACCATTAGTAATAGCAAAATTAGAAGAATATTTCAGAGAAAAATCTGTTATCGTTCATTCGGACAGATTAATTGATGAATTATTTGTGTTTATATGGCACAACAATAAAGCTGAAGCAATGCAAGGATACAATGATGACCTTCCAATGAGTTTAGCAATAGGATTGTGGGTTAGAGATACTGCACTTAGATTAAATGCAGAAGGAATCGCTTTACAGAAAACAGTCCTAAATAAAATGTTAGATTATGAAGCAGTTTATACCCCAGACGATAATCAAAATGATGAATGGGTTATGGAAACTGGAAATACAAAAGAAGATTTAACTTGGTTAATAAAATAATAAGAGGATAAAATGGCAGATACAACATTAAGAAGTAGATTAAGACGACTTTTTTCCACAAATGTAATCGTAAGACATGCGGGTGGTAAAAAGTTAAAAATTGCCGATACGGACAGAGTTCAAAGTGCACAGAAAAATGGTCTCGTGGACAGGTGGTCAAGGCTGCATAGTAATATGACAACAGGTGGATATGGAAAATCTCAGGCAATCAGTTTTCAGGCACAACGATTGGCGTTGTTTAGAGATTACGAAGAAATGGATAATGATGCAATTATATCAAGTGCACTTGACATTTATGCAGATGAATCTACAATGAAGAATGAATATGGTAAGGTATTAGATATTCAAACAGAAAATGAAAATATACATGACATTCTACATAATCTATTTTATGATATATTGAATATAGAATTCAATTTATGGCCTTGGGTTCGTAATATGTGTAAATATGGAGATTTTTATCTTTATTTAGATATCAAAGAAAAGTATGGAGTTACAAATGTAGTTCCACTTTCAACATATGATGTTACTCGTGTTGAAGGTGAGGATCCAGAGCATCCATATTATACTCAATTTATAGTTGAAGATGGTAATTCACTACATAGTTCTAATATGAGTGTAAATAAAGAAATGGAAAATTATGAAATAGCACATTTTAGATTATTGTCAGATTCAAACTTTTTACCTTATGGTAAAGGTATGATTGAGGGTGGTCGTAAGATTTGGAAACAATTATCTCTTATGGAAGATGCTATGTTGATTCACAGAATTATGAGAGCACCTGAAAAGAGGGTGTTTAAAATTGATATTGGAAATATTCCACCTGCAGAAGTTGAAAACTTTATGCAAAAGATAATCAATAAGATGAAGAAGGCACCCGTGATTGATAATAATACAGGTGATTATAATTTAAAATATAATATACAAAATCTTACTGAGGATTTTTTCTTACCTGTTCGTGGTGGCGATAGTGGAACTGCAATAGAGAACTTGGCCGGACTTACTTATGAGTCAGTAGATGATATTGAATATTTGAGAAACAAATTAATGGCAGCATTAAAAGTTCCAAAGGCATTTCTTGGATATGACGAAGCAGTAGGTAGTAAAGCAACATTAGCAGCAGAGGATGTTAGATTTGCTCGTACCATTGAAAGAATTCAGAGAATTGTTGTTAGTGAATTAACAAAGATTGCAATCGTTCATTTATATTCACAGGGATATACAGATGATGAACTTGTTAATTTTGAATTAGATTTAAAAAATCCATCTACAATATATGAAGAAGAAAAGATTGAATTGTGGAATAACAAACAGAGTCTTGCTTCAAGTCTAATGGACTCAAAGATAGCAGATTCAGAGTGGATTTATGATAATGTATTTAAATTTTCAGAAGAAGAGAAAAAAGAAGTTAGACTTGGACTCATCAAAGACCAAAAACGGAAGTTTAGATGGTCACAGATTGAAATGGAAGGTAACGACCCAGTTCAAAGTGAAGAAGCAGTTGGAACACAAGGAGCAATGGCTGGTGGTGGAGAAGAAGGTGGAGCCCCTCCCGGTGGAGGACCTCCTGGAATGGGAAGAACAAGTCGAGAATTAGAAATGGATATGCCAGATGATGGCTGGCCGGGAAGTGGTCGTCCAAAAGAGGGACCTAAACATGGAAAAGACTCAAGTATAAGGGGTCGAGATCCACTTGGAGCACATGACAAGAGAAAAGGTGGTAGTGGAAGTCCAAAATATGGAATTGCACTGGCACATTACGATGCATTGAAGAAAAGTTTAGGAAAAGTAAGTCGTGAAGATAGAAAGATACTTGTTGAAACGAATGTCGTGGAAGAAGAATATAAAAACGAGGTATCTTCATCTTTAAGTGATACTTAAACGATGAATTATTAGAAGTTTTTATATTTATAGATGAAGAAATATACTTATTTAGGAGCATAGATTATGGCCCAACGTGTAAAGCACTCGAAGATAAAGAATACGGGAATTCTTTTTGAATTATTATCCCGTCAGATCACTGTTGATGTGATGAATAATAATGACAAGAGCAAATCAGTAGAGATGTTAAAAAAATTCTTTAATGAGAAAACAGAGCTCGGTAAAGAAAATCAATTATATCAGGTATTGTTAAAAGAAAATTATAATTCGTCTCATAAGGCAGAAAAGTTAGTAGATGCTGTAATAAAGTCCAGAGAAAAATTACAAAATAAGAAACTTCGTAATGAAAAATATAATCTTATTAAAGAGATTAAAGAAAATTACAAAGTTGAAGATTTTTTCAATGCACGAATTCCAAACTTTAAAGTTTATGCTTCAATTTATAAGAAGTTTTTATCAGAAACTACTCCTATATTTGATCCAGTAGATGAAGTAGATAGTACTTTTTCTATTATAGAACACATTACTCGTAATAAAACTAAAGCAAGAAATACAGACAGTCCAATGATAACAGAATTTAAGAAAGAGGATAAAGATTTAAGATTACTTTCTTATCAGTTAATGGTGGATAATTTTAATGGTAAGTATAAGAATCTTAATTCTATGCAAAGAAATCTGTTGAAAGAATATGTTAATAATATTTCTAATACTAATTCTTTACGTGAATTTATAAATAATGAAGTAGTAAAAATAAAACAAATTCTTAATAAAATTTTACCACGAGTTACAGATGATATTACAAAAATTAAATTAACCGAGGCAATTAAACAAACAACTAATTTGTCAAAAGGTAAGATTGTGAAAGACAAACAGGTTGTGGCATTAATGAGATACTATGAACTCATCAAGGAATTACATAATGTCACGTCTTAGTGGAAAAGATTTAATTCGTAAACTTGTTAGAGAGTTAATCAAGCAAGAATTAGACGAAGCAAATTCTACTGCAAGTGTAGGTGGTCAATATAATACACCACATGCATTTGGTGGTAGTAATAAAAAGGGTAAGAAAAAAGGTAAGGCTGGTTACACTGGTGGACATGAAGATCCAACCATTGGAACAGCCAATTTTAATGCCGATGACCCGAAGTTGAGAAAAGAATCCGTAAATGAAGGTCAAAAAAGACAGGCCAGTACTATACTAAGAAAATTTGACCAAGCTTATATAAAATTCTCAAGAGAAGTTAGAGATGTAATTAAAATGATGAATAGGTCAACTGGTGAAAAAACAGACGGAAGAATTGTGGATAAAGCATATTCAAAACATCTTATTCCATTTGATGACTTAATACAGAGTTGGGGTAGAGGACAACAAGAAAATCCCCATATAAATGAAGGTAGATATCACGCTTGGAGAAACGATGAGAGTTTAAGTCCCAAGCAAAAAATTGGATTGGCCATGAGAGAAACTCGTGATAACCTTACAGAGTTAGAACGAGTTGTTAGATATAATGTTAAATTAAAGAACGAGATGAAGGTTGATTCCAGAGATTATTGGAAAACTACTCATACGGCTTTAAGTAAAATTAGTGAGAGGTTAGTTAGATTAGCGAATAAGGTCGGTCAGCTACACTGAGTCATGCCTTTCGAAGAAAACAGAAAGTCCTATATGGACTCTTTGTTTAGTATTTCGACTTTATTAAAACGGTGGCACACAGAAATACAAAACAAAGACGTTAGTAAGAATTATATGATTCGTAAATTAACTGCGTGGATTAAGAAACTTGAAGATTTAAGGCACGAAATAATGATGAGGAAAGATAAATGAAAAAACATATATTAAAAGAGAATTATAATAGACTTTTTGGTAAGAG